CGCCCGAGTTTCGAACGACTCTTTTTGTTTGTCGTCTGGGAACTTGACGGATGGCGACTGTCCACCCATTGAAGAGGCGGCGAACGCGAGCGAAACGAGGAGTGTAAAGAGAGATTTCATGCGGGTGTAGGGTGCTCGGATGGCCTTTGACTCAACCCTGCTAGAATTGTTCACTGCCTTCCTAAAAAAGGAATCTCTTGGCGTCCAAGTTGACATTGTGGGGTACGCAGTCGCTCGGTCTGTTTTTGTGCGGTTTCGATTTTCGCACTTCCCACTGAAATTCAGGGCCTCCCGGCTCCCCCGGGGACTTCTGGCGCGTTCTGGGGCGCGCCGAGTGTGGCTATAGCGGAAATGGCCCCGAAGCCTTGGAGGCCTGCTATTTGGTGCGCATTCAATGCGCATGGATTTGAGTCCGTATCGTAGCCTAAGGCGCTGGCTCCACCGACCGGGGTGGAGGGTGGCGGGACTGGGAAGTTTCCCGTGTCAACTTGGGAAATCTGGCCCGCGCTCGATTCGCTTCCCATGCCCCGCCCGGTTGACAGTCCCGCTAGGGAGGAGCCCGCCAGAAGCGAGTGGACACAGGAAGCAGAAGCGACGGAAACAATGCCTCGACTGGCGGGCTCCCCCTAAACGTGGTGGTGCCACCAAAGGTAAAATCCGGTTGCTCGCTTTGCGGCGACGCCTATTCTGGGCTCGCGCCTTGGCGCAATTCACAATCAGTAGTATGCGTGGACGACGTGGCGCGCTTTTTCCAGGCGACGCGGCGCGGCGTCCTTGGAGCGACGGGCGGGCGTTTTCATGAGTTGTACTGTCTATATGAGGTTAAAGCCGTCTTAGAATTGCTATGAATCCAATACGCCCGAGACAGCACACTATTGATTGCCGCTCCGTGAATTTCGTTCGCACGGAGTTTGGAGATCGGGGCTGGATCTTTCGTGAACTCGGCGCGGACTATGGCATGGACGCCGAGGCTGAATTCTGCGGCGATTCGGAGCAGGTGTCAGGAGCTTTGGTCCGTCTTCAGATTAAGGGAACCCTATCCAACATCGGGAGCGTGCTGGTGGATCGTAAAACGTTGCGATACTGGGCCTGTACACCAGTCCCAACCTTCCTGATTCGCGTCAATCCCGACACGAAGGAGATGAGGGTTGTGGATATTATGAGCTACGTTAGGGAAAATGGGGTTTGTCTAACGACGACAAAATTCAAAACCATTACCATTGCAGTTGGCGATGATCTTCAGATCGATGAGTGGTTTGACTACATGAAAGAGAGTGCGTTACTTGCTCAGGCGGCTGCCATGGAAATCAGAGAGCATACAAAGTATGACATCGTATTTCAAGAAATCTCATTCCGAAGATTGTTTTACCAGTTTTGTGGCGATATAAATGCCATGGTCAGATGGTATCGCAAGGAAGCTCCGGACGATCAATTAGTGAAGGAGTTTAGCCATGTGCTCGCGATGAAGAATAGGATAGTCGCAGATCCGGCCTATCTCCAGACGTTGCGCGAGTATGTGAACTTTGAAAGCGAGTAGCAGGCGTAGCTCAAGACACCCTAAAACATAGTTAGTGCAACCAACCGCTCCACCGTCTCGCGGGTGAGCTGGGAATCCACAAGCCGAATCACTCGCCAGCCGTGCAAGACGGCTTCTAGGTACTTCTCGCAGTCTTCCGTGAAGCCCGCGGCGGTGTTGTGGCGGCCCCGAATGTGGATGCCGCCCTCGATCTCGATGAGGGTGCGGCTCTCGACGTGCGTGAAATCGGCGCGCCACTTCCTGACCGGGTGAAACATGAACTCCCGTAGGAGAGGGGAGCCGCCGCACGCCTTCCAGAGGAAGAGGAACTTTTCTTCCAGCCGGGAGCCTTGAATCTTGGGCAGTGCCGTGGCGGCTGCGATGCGGGAGGCTTCGCTTTTCCCGGCGTGCACAAACTCCACCTCCAATGGGAGGAGGGGAGCGGATGAGGCGGCGCTCCGGCGCGTGCGCTTGGCTGGCTTGCTGGGCTTTTTGACTCGTGGGCTCATACGAAAGCCCGCATGCCAACCAGCGCCCCCGACATTTCCGCCGACCTGGCGGAGAAGCTCCTCAAAGGCGACCTCGCTAACCTCGTCAAGAAGGTGAAGCGCGGGGAGCCGTTGACGCGCGCGCAACGGGCGACGCTCATTGCCTACCAATCCGGAGAGGCGTCCGCCACCACGGTGGCCAAGTCCTGGGTGCAGCTCGGTGAGATTCTTGGGGTGACCCGGCGCACTCTCAACACCTGGAGCAAGCGCACAGGCGCGCCGGTGCCCGCTCCCAACGGCAGCCACGACGTGGCCGCATGGCGGGAGTTCGTGCGCGTGCACGGCCTCAAAGGGGCGGAAGGCGAGGAGGAAATGGAGGCAGAGGGCTCCGAAGAGCTGAAGCGGCAACGGCTCCTCGTGGACGTGCAAGAGCGTCAGTTGCGGCTTGCCATCAAGCGCGGGGAATACGTGCCCATTGAGGCCGTCCGCGATAGCTGGCAGTTCCACGTAGAGCAAGCCACCATGCTCCTACGCAAGAAGCTGGAGGATGAAGCTCCGCCCGCTTTGGAGGGGCTGAGCGCTCTGGAGATCCGCCGGGAACTCTCCGCCATCGTGGACAGCTTTCTTTCCACCATGAAGGCCGGGGGAGGCGCGGAGTGACCGCCGCCAGCACTCTCACCACGGAGGACTTGCTTGCCTCCGCCTGGCGCGAGGCCTGGCGTCCGCCGGATCGTCGTCCTCCCTGGCTCTGGGGTGAACACCACATCAAGAGCATTCCCTACTCCCCGATTCCCGCAGCGTTCCGTTCGGAACACTCGCCATGGATTCGCGAGCCCCTAGAGGCGATGGTGGACAACGCCATCCCGTGCGTCTCCATCATGGCCTGCATTCAGGCGGGGAAGACTACTGTCGCAGAGATCGGGGCCTGCTACATCATCGCGAACATGCCGGGGCCGATGCTCTGGCTTGACCAGACCGACGACGACGCCAAGGACCAGAGCGAAAGCCGGTTGCTGAAACTCTTCGATGAGTGCCCGCCGGTGAAGCGGTTGTTTCACCGCAACCGCCACAAGAAGAAGCTCGACGCCATCCACTTTGCGCACGGCATGGCGCTCTGGGTGCTGGGCGCGCACAACAAGACGAACCTTCAGCGCCGCTCCATCCGCTGGGTGATCGGCGATGAAACTTGGCGCTGGCCTGCCGGTCACATGGCAGAGGCAGAGGCCCGCGTCACGGCGTTCGGCTGGCTGGGCAAGTGCCTCTTCGTCTCCCAGGGTGGAGAGGAGGGGGATGATACCGACAAGAAATGGAAATCCGGCGACCAGCGGGAATGGACCTTCGCTTGCCCTCATTGTCAGACCCGGCAGCCCTTCCTATGGCGGAACGTGGAATGGAGCAAGGAAGCGCACGACGGCGCGGAGTGGGACTTCGAGCACGTGAAGCGGACCACGGTGCTCCTTTGCGACAACAAGGAATGCCGCCACGAGTTCCGGGACAACAGCAAGACCCGGAAGATGCTCAATGCCAGCGGCGGCTATGTGGCCATGAATCCGAAGGCGTCCGGGCAGGTCGTCTCGTTTCACTGGAACAGCCTTTGTGCCTCCTCCTGGGGAATGCTGGCGGAACTCTACCTTCGCGCCAAGGAAACGGCAAAGCGGGGCGACCTCACCGACCTCAAGATTTTCTATCAAAAGCGCCTGGCCCTGTCTTGGCGGGAGGACCTGGAAGACTTCAAGGCGGACATCAAGGCCAGCTCGTACCAGCGGCGGCAACCGTGGGCGAACGAGGGCGCTATCAGCCTTCATGGTGACATCATCAGCGCGCCGCTTGATCGCGCTCTGGTGGCAGTGCCGCTCAGGTTCCTCACCGTGGACGTGCAGCTTGACCACTTTTGGTGTCTGGCCCGTTCATGGGCTGGCAACGGCTCCTCCCGGCTCGTGGAGTGGCGGAAGTGTCAGACGTGGGAGGATGTGGAGGCGATGCAGGCAGAGCTTGGCATTGCCGGTTCGCTCGTGTTCATCGACGCCCGCCATAGTCCCGGCTCGGTCTATAAAAAGTGTGGTGAGAATGGCTGGACGGCGCTCATGGGGGACAAGCGCGCCATGTTCCAGCACAAGACGAAAGGGAAGGGGAAGGTGATCAACCGCTACTACTCCACCCGGCGCAAGGTGGCACCCGGGGGCAAGCCCGCCTCGCTCTTCTATTGGAGCAACCTTTCCATCAAGGACATGCTGGCCCGGCTCCGGCTCAATCAAGATCCGCTGAAGGGCATCACCTGGGAGATTCCGGAGGATGCCGGGGACGAATACTTGCAGCAACTCGACAGCGAGCGCCGGGTGAAGCGCGGAGATCGCTGGATCTGGGAGCAGATCGGCAAGCGGCACAACCACTTGTGGGACTGCGAGGCCATGCAGGTGGTAGCCGCCACAATGCTCAAGATTATCGGACGGGAGTCCATCCCGCAGGAGGAGGGGCCGGAGGATGCCGGTGCGGAGGCTTAGATTTTTAGTCTTGCCATAGTTGAAGGGTGAAAATAGAGTGAAGGATGGCATCGAAGGCACCCGAAAACGCACCCGCTCCTGAAACACCCGTCCCTAAGGTGTGTGGAGTGGTGATGCCCATTTCAGCAATCGACGGATGCCTGGAAAGCCACTGGATCGAAGTCAGGGAGATCATCAACGATGCGATTGTGCAGGCTGGATTGAAGCCGAATCTCGTGAGTGAATCCGACGATGCCAGCGTTATCCAAAAAACAATCGTACAGAACTTGTATGACAACCCCATTGTGGTTTGTGATGTGAGCGCAAAGAATCCAAATGTCATGTTCGAATTGGGGCTCCGGTTGGCGTTCGATAAGCCGACCGTGATTATCAAAGATGATTGCACCTCATATAGCTTTGACACCTCGCCCATCAAGCATCTTGAATATCCTCGCGATCTGAGGTTTGGCAAAATTGTGGACTTCAAAAAACGGCTCGCCGAGCTAGTTGCTGGCACGCTGCGATCCAGTGAGACGAACACTGGGGGGAGTCCATTTCTTTCCAGCTTCGGCAAGTTCTCTGTGGCCAAGATTGAGACGCAAGAGGTTTCTCAAATCGAATTCCTTTTGGAGGAAATAAAGAGCTTGAAGGCGATTGCTTTGCGCCTAGATGGGCGTTCTGGTGGGTGGGTTAGCGGTGCTATAGGCGGGAGTGTTGGCCACGCGCAGCTTTGGAGAGACGCTTCGCAGAAGTTGGGAGATCAGCATGGCGCGGGGGAGGAAATCTTCGTTGCGCCCTTCTTTCACGCCCCCGCTCCCCGCGCATAGAGCGGCGCGCTCTGAAGCGTTTGCCCCGGCAGTGGAATATGCGTTCAACCTCCTGGGCGTAGAAGAAGGTTCAATTGAGATGGGTTGGTGCCAGCCGTTGACACCTCCGCCCTTGTGAATGGCGGCAGTTCCGGACTACTACACAGGCTTCACGCAAGCGCAGGTGGAAGGCATCTTTGCCATCCAGAAGGCGGAGCTGAGCAAGGCCATTGCCGCCTATAACGAGAACGGCACGAGCGTCACCAAGCGCCGCCTGGATGAGGTGAACCTCATTATTGCAGGCTGCCAAGCCGCTTTGAAAAGGTTCGATCCTGTGACCTACGGTTCGCGGCGCGTCCGGTCCGGCTTCCTCCGCCCATGAAA